TTCTTCAGTTCCTTCAAGATTTTCAGCTTCTTCAGTAACTTCTTCAGCTTCTACGAGTTCAAGGGATTTAACTCTTTCTATGATATCTGATTCTAAGATATCCACTACTTCACCAGGATTATAAACTATTCCGCAGTAAATCAGTGATTGTTTAACTTTTAATTTCATACAGCCCCTCCTTACTTAACTTTTAAAACTTTTATAGCATCAATGTCGAATGGAACAGGTAAAGGTCTTGACTCTGTTCTTACTTCAAGAGTATTAATTTTTGTATCTTCATCTTCAAAAGGTACTCTTTCTGCAACTATTATCCCCTTAGCTATATCTGCTGCAGGTCCGTAGTGTAAAGTATTATTAGATGGTGCAAATAACACTCTTCCTTCTGGAATCATTTTTACTGTGTCATATGTTTTTCCATCTGCTTTTAACACTGAATGTTGAGTTTGATATGAGTAGATAGGGATATTGTAAGGTGCTAAAGTTCCAATATAAATAGCCCCACTTGCTAACTCTTTAGGATCTATTTGCCCAAAATTAGCATTTTTAATATCTAGTAATTTAGCTATTTTTTCATTTTGAGTAAATAATCTTGATGCAACTGGATCCATAACTATATGCTCAACTCTTTGCCCTGTAGTTTCACCTATTAAAGTGATTACTGATTCTATATCTCCTGAAATATCTGCATTTGGTTGATTCCATAATACTGTAGGAGTAATTTCTTGAACTGTTCCGTATTCTATTTTGTCTTCAACCCCTTCTCCTTTTACTACTATTGAACCTTTGAACATTAAGTCAATACACATTAACTCTTCTCTTCTTGAGATTTGTTCTTCAAAGTCTGCAAAAGCTTCCCCTATTAGTTTTGCCTTTTTCTCCTCAGGAGATATTCCACCATAGATAGTTTCTCCAGCTGACTTAGCAAAGTAAATTTCTTGTGCAGAGAATGTTTTCTTTGGTGCTACCTTTGGAGCACTGTAATATTTAGACGCATAACTTCTTTTTACTACTTCAGTCCCTGGTATTAATTCAGATACGAAAGGAGCTACTAATTGTCTTCCTTTTCTATACTCAATTTCCCATTTTGGGTATTCATGAGTTTCATGTTTTGAGAAAAACATGTCTCTAATAAATGTCTTTGGTTTTATAACTGACTGGTCATATAGTCCTAAAAATTCTAATAATACTGCCATTAATATCTACCTCCTAATTCTTTTACTATTATTCCTTTATCTCTTGCTTTTTTGATAAAGTCTGATTTTACTGTTGCTGCTTTTAATTCAAGCCCTTCGAAAATAACTTCTCCAAACACTACAACAGTTGTTTTAGTCTTAGCTGCAGTTCCATCAGCTGTTTCTAAAACTACCCCAAATAAATCTGTTCCATCAGATAATTCTGCACTTGCATTTACCGCTTGCCCTCTCTTAACTGATTTCCCTTGTGGTACTTCTAATTCCATAACTTTATGACCTGTACCACTCAATAACTGGTCAACTCCATACTCATTACCTTTTTCTATAAAGCTCATTTTGTACCTCCTGTTTTTTTATTCATATACTTTAAAATATTACATACTGGTATTCCTACAACACTTCCTGAACCTTCTTCAGCTCTCGGTGCTACAGGAACAGGTGTTGCTTGACTCTCTTCTTGTATGTTTTTAAGAGTCTCTTTATTCTTTTCTTTTTTGATATTTAATATTTTTAATGCTAAGTTTGCAGCATCAACTGGTTCTTTGAATTTAGCAGTATTTACGACATCATCAAATCCTGCTATTTCAAGATTTTCAATTGCTTCTATTCTATTTCTTTCTCCTTGAACCGCTGAATTAACTATGTTTTTATACAATTCTGGGTAATCAGCTTTAAACTTTTCTACAGTCATTTCTTCTGTATTTGTAGCTGTATTTGTAGCTGTATTTTGAGTAGGTTCTGGAGTAGGCTCTGTTACAGGTTCAGTAGGTTTAAAACCTGGGAAATTCTTAAATTTTGAAATATCAAACGCCAAACTATTTACAATTAGTAAATTATTGACATTCTGTAGATTTTCTACTTCATCTACTATCTCATCGATAAATCCATACTCTTTAGCTTCTTCAGCATTGAACCATTTTTCTTCGTCCATAAGTGCAGATAGTTCTTCTTTTGTCTTCCCTTTAGCTTTAGCTAAGTAAGTTTCTAAGATACTATCTTTAACCTTATCTAAAAGAATTCCTGTTTTTTCCAACTCTTGCTTATTTCCATAAGCCCATGTCAATGGATTATGTATCATAAACATAGCATTTTTTGGCATTTTTACAACATCACAAGCACTAGTTATAATCGTTGCTGCACTTGCTGCAAGACCATCTATAAAAGCTGTAACTTTAGCTTTATGATTTTTTAAAGTATTTGCTATTGCCACCGCAGCAAATACACTTCCACCAGGCGAGTTGATATGCACATTTATATTTTCTACATCACCTAAGTTTCCAATTTCTTCTTTGATTGTTTTGTCACAGACATCGTCCCAATACTCATCAGAACCGATAGTCCCATACATAACAACATCAGCACTTTTTGCTTCTTCATTCTTCGTTATGTTCCAAAACTTCTTTGTCATTTTCGGCATTGTTAATCATCACTCCTTTTTCTTCTAATAATTTGTTTTCCTTTGCTAAGATTCTTACATTTTGCTCAAAATCACCCCCGTTAAGCTCGACAGTTTCTTTTGTTCTAGTAGAGAATCCTTGTTGAACTCTTAAAGTACTTGCTTTGACTTCTTTAAGTGGGTCAAGTTGTCCTTGACTCGGTCCATTCCATTGAGCTCCACACCAAGCTTTTGTTAGTAATGGATCTTCTCCATAGTTTTTCAGGTCGACTCTACCTAGCAAATATGCTTCTCTTAACCATTCTTCATATACTACTTGTGTAAAATTGCTAGAGAACCAATCTCTTCTTTTTCTAAACATTTTCCAAGCTTCCAATAAAGCAGCTCTACTAGCTGAATAACTAGCAGTAAAATGCTTAATTAGTAACTCATAAGGAACTTCTAAAGCTGCTCCTATTTGTCTTAAAATTGAAGTAACGAAAGGGTCGAACTGTGCATTTGGTCTGCCTGGATTAGTGGCAACAACCTTTTCTCCAGGATTAAGTCCTTGAACTAAACCTGGTGTTAGTTCTATCGTTTCATCGTTAGAACTATCTATTTGCTCAGTTTCATCTAAGACTTCATGATCTGCAATATTAGCCCCTTGAGCATTGTCCTTATCGCTTTCAATAAATATCGCATACATTCCACTTACAACTGCTGCCATAAGTTCTGCGTCAGTATATCTATCCAGTTGCTTCAGTGCTTCAATTACTGGAGATAGAATAGGTATACCTCTGACTTGCTCGGGTCTTTCAGCTAGCATTATGTGTAATATATTCAGTTGTTCCTGCTTTCCATAAACTGAAATAAAGTCAGTTTCTACATTTCCTGATACATCAAGCGGGTGTTTTCTTGCAACATAATACCCAGAGATTCTATTATTACTGTCGATTTTCACTCCATCAACAATACTCTCATCATTTTGCAATATAGAAGGTGTCATAACTCTATCAGGCTCAATTATTTGTAGCTTTAAACTATATGGATTCTTTGGTGTTTCAAAATAGTTAAATTTTACAAAACATTCACCATTCAAGAGAATTGTTAAGAATACTAGGTCTTGAACCTGGTCAAAATTCAAAACTCCCATCTGTTCAATCTTATTGTCTGCCCACAATTTAAATTCTTTTTCAATAGTAGTTTCAATCGCTTCAGCTTCTTCTTCACTAATTCCTAAAGTTTCATAATCTATAGATGATTTTAGCTTTAATCCGCTTCCGATAACGTTTGAATTGATAGTTTTCATAACTCCTTGAGCAACAGGAGCCCCCATATACAAGTCCCTTGACCTTTCAACTAGCTTTTTTCTGTTCTTGTAGATGTCTTTTTTAACTCCACCGCCTGTTGAAATCCAACCTTTCATAGAACTTTTTGTAGTAGATGCCCCATGATTTGAGTAACCAGTATTAAGAATTTCTATTTTTTTTCTAGCTACTTCTCTTTCAAGAGCCTTTTTAGGGTTAAAAAAAGCAATTGTTTTGTCTAGTAAATTCATTTTTCACCTCCTTTTGCAACAAAAAAGAAGATTAAAACCTATAAATCTCTAGGTATTACTCTTCTTCCTAATTTTTTTCTTCCATTATTATTTAATTTGTCAAGTTCACCCTCCCAGAAGGCTCTACCTTTTCTAATTTCAGATAAATCTTCTCTCACAAGCTCTCTTGTACCAATTTTATAACTTTTTCCAGTTAATACTGCTATTTCTGCCTTTCTATAGACTTCAATCATCTGTGAGCACTCTTCTCTAGTGTAATTCAATTTATAAGGTCACTCCTTTCGATAAAACTCTTCTTTTTGATACTTTCGTAGTCTTTTTTGTAGCTTCAACGGTATATTTTTTATTTAAGTTAGGATTTGCTATTTTTAAAGCCGCATAAGCATAGTTCCTTAAATCTAGCGGTTCGTTTCTCTTAGTTCCTATTACTTTCCAAATAGTTTTTTTAACTCCTTTTTCCCAAACAGTAGTCTTAACTTCAGATGTTAAACCTTTGAAATATGCTTCATCATAACCCCTATCTACATTGCTTGGAAAGTGCATGTACATAGATCCTGGTTCTTCAATTTTTAATCTAGCAAGTATTGTTTCTTTACCAGTGTTAACCCCTAAAGTAAAGAGTGATATTTGCATTCTATTAGTCCTAGATGGTTTGGATACAAAAGCAACTCCATCTCCACCTTTACCCTTAATACCGAATACTCTTCTAAACTCTCTAGGTTTGATGTATTGATATGCTTCTTGTGTATAATGCCCTCCTGTATCTATACAAGTACAAAGAATTCTTATTTTTTCACCATCTGCATACTCAAACTCTGTTTCCAGGAATCTATCCAATTGCTCCCAAACGTCATTTTGACCAGGAGAGCCTATAAATTGCTTATAGTAAATACCCCAAGACTCTTCCCCAAGTCCCCAACCTACAACTTCAATTTCTAATCTATCGTCTTGAACATCGACTCCAGCAGTTAAAACTTGAACTTGGTCAGGTATTTCTGCAGTATACTCTTCTTTTCTCTTAGAAATGTCTAAGAAATCTATCTTTTCCACTTTTTCTTCCCATGTTTGGCCAAGACAGGTATTTGTAAATACCTTCATCATTTGCATATTACCTTTTGCGGCTTTAAACTTTTTTATAATTTCTGGCCAGGTAGAAAAAGGACTATATAATTCTGAAATATGAAAACCTCTAACACTCCAATCGTCTACTTCTTCTTGTGGTTGCCATATTCCATGTATCATATTTCTTTTCCACTCATGCTCAGATGATATTTCCAAGCAGTCAGGGCATTTATGACCAACAGGTTCAAAGATTATGTTTCTCCATTCCAATTTTTGAAATGAGCCACATTTTGGGCAAGGTATATAAAACTCTTCTTTTGTCGAATTCTCATATTCTTTTTCAACTCTTGAGTCTCCTTTGATGGTTGGTGTACTAGTTATTACGATTTTCTTATTCCAGAAAGTTTTTGTTCTTTCTATTGCTAGATTTAAAGGATCTCCTTCTCCACCAACATCGCTTTTGAATCTGTCCACCTCATCTGCAAGTAGAATTCTCAAAGGTCTACTCGATAACTCAGCTGCTGAATTACTTCCTACCAATGTAATATATCCACCAACAAATTCTTTTTGTAACTTGGTATCTCTTCCATCAACTTTGTTTAGAATTTTGTTCTTAAGCTGCGGTGTACTCTGTATCATGTCATCTAGCCTCGTGCTAGAAAAGTCTTCTGCTAAATCTTTAGTCGGCAAAAGATACATGATAGGAGCAGGGTCATAATCTGCATAATACCCAAATACATTCAATAAAATTTCTGTCTTAGATAACTGAGCTCCATACATCATAACTATTTTTGTTGTTTTTTTATCTGAAATTGCTTTCATAACTTCCCGTTGAAATGGAACTCTATCAGTTTTCCATCTCCCTGGTTCAGCTGATGTCTTAGAACTTAAAATTCTATATGAATCAGCCCAAGTATCTATAGTCAACTTTGGAGGAGGCTTCAAGGTTTGAAATATGTCAGCAAATAGATTAATTGTTTTTCTTAGACTTGGATTTTCTACTGGATCCTTTTCCTTTGCTTTTTTCATCTTCCACCTCTTCTTCATCTTCCAAAATTATATTTTTATTTTTAAACAATTCTGGACTATATTCACTTAATTCCAACAAAACATCTTCTATAGAACTCAAAACTATATCCTGGATGTCCCCAAGATTGTCACACCCCACAACCAAAGGTGCTATTTTGTTAGGTACTGCTAATAATTTCCCTTTTAAATTTGTGAGCATAACTGTCATAACTTTTCTAACTATATCAGCTGAGTGCAGTTCGTTTTTCAATTCTGATATTTTTATGCTTTTTAGCTCTATATCTTTTTCAATTTTTTCAGTTTCTTTTTTAAGTTTTGAGTCTTTCAAATCTACATCAGCAGAGTTTTGTTCTTTAATAAACTCAATAAAACCTTTTACGCTCTCTACGAGCAAATATTTACCCCTATTTCCACTTTTTTTCACAATGCCATCTTGAGCTAGCATTCTAATATATCTATCAGTCACCCCAAACATCTCCGCAAGTTCAGGGCTACTAACTATTTTTTCTTCTGTGTTCATTTTTCACTCCTTAGGAACGGAAATTGTTAAAATTTTGACCAATATTCAGGTGGAGCTCGGGATTCGCGAGACCCGCTTGACTTTTTTATTTTCTGAAAGAACCTATTTTTCTATCTTTCAAACTTTTAATCTTATAAATATACTCTAAAATGAAAAACGATTAAAAATTAATCAATAAAAAACCCTCACAGGAGACGTATCTCAAGCATCTAAGCTTCGTGAGGGTATTGATGTTGGTATCCTGTGCATATTGGATTCTCACCAATGAAAGACTCTAGCAGTCTAGCCAGGGTATTAGCCCGATGCACCATATTTGGCTGAGGCTTTTTTAGAGTAGAGCCTCATTAACTACTAGCATAAGCGAGGACTTATATGGAATTTAGAAATCTCAATTTCTTCATGCTACCATACTAACACATTTTTTTTAGCTTTAAAATAGACACTTTTTAGCGTCTTTTTAGTGGGTTTTTAGCGTTTTCTAAAATTCTATTAATCTTTGTGCCTTAAAATGGACTTTTAAAGCTCCTAGTATTCTATTTCTCATTTTGTATGTGCTAGTCACATGTACTTCTAGTTTCTCTGCTATTTCTTCATATGTCAACCCCTGAAAGTATTTTAGCTCAATGAAATTATAGTCTTTATTATCTTTCACCATATTCAAGCACTCATCTATTCTGAATAACATTTCTCTATAACGACTTATATTATTTGATATTCTTTGCTTCAGCTCCTCTATTTGTTCATATTCACTTTTTATTTCGTACCCATTTCCACCTTGCCCTCCGACACCACAGCATTTTTTTAGTTGTGGATTGGCTAAATGCTCAGTTTCTTCTTTTATCCTGTTTTTATACTTGGGATAACTGTATAACACATCTTCAATTTCTTTCAATACTATTCTTTGCTCCTGTGTTGCCATTATCTACATCACTCCTTTATACACTTTTCCATAAAAAATATCCTGCTATTTGCACAACAAATCCTAGAAATATGTAGAAGTTAATTCTATCTGCATCTTTTTTAGTTTTATTATCATTCATTGCATATTTTATTCCGACTAATCCAATAACCCCAAAATGAA